CGTTCCTCCGGTCGGGAGACCGAGATAGGTCACGGTCACGAAAGACCAAAAATTAATATCGATATCAGTACCCGGAGTACTACTTATGTATAAAGAATAAACGTTGGCCGCGTTAGACACCGTGACCGGTAAGAAAAACTCACCCGTCGATAAATTTCCAGGAATAGTGTTATTCCATCTGTAGTTATCGATTGCGGTACTTTCATTAAACAATGATACACCCGATATGAGATTACTACCGGCTATTCTCTGAAAATTACATGAAATAAGGTACTGACCGACCTGACTAAAAGTAAAACTGGGGTAATTTGTACCGTCTGGTTGTATTACAGCACCGTAATAAATATTTCCTGATATCCTAAAAAGATCAAAAGGAGTTCCATTCGTATTCATAACACCTTCTGTCGGTGAGTAAGTACTTCCCATTACGGGCCCCGTGAAAAAATCGATAGGCTCTATATATACATAGGTAAGATTGGGTGAATTTATCTGTACGGACAGGACCTGTGTCGAATTGTATACAATAAATGGAACAGTACTCGAAATACTAGGAAAAAGTTGATTATCTATTTCTACAGATATAGACGGACAATCGGTCCGCAACACGTACGTACCCGAGTTTGTAAACGTTATTCCGGCCGGAGTTATCGTAAAGACGCCCGGCGAATCTTCATTGGTCCATACGCTATTCAGGCCAATCTTGGCCGTAAAATCTACGTATCCAATATCGACCGGTCCGTTGCGCGAGAGGAACAGTGATGAAAGGGTGTTGACCGGCCGGCCTATACTGCGCGTCCACCCGCACTGCTCGAGTGTAAAGTCCGGCGTGACCACTCCATTCGCGTCGGGCGTGTAAAATAAGTTTCCAGCATCATCCTTATAGGATGGATTTTTAGGATCAAACCCCCAAAATACACCATCAGATCCACTGAATGTCATTTGGATGGATACATTTCTAAATATAAACTTGTTCAGGTTCGGGTCATATGTCACGCCCGGAATAGGTCCGGCCCATTGCTGAAAATTTGCCGGGATCGAACTGAAGTATTGCGACGCGAAAGAGGGGTTCACATAGTACGTATCATAATCTAGTTGTACAAAAGGAAGGTTTGAAAAATTGTACGGCCAGAACCAGTCCTCTCCGTATTCGGCCAGGGGTGGCAGGGTCAGTTTGAGGGTCGTGGCCCGGACCAGGTCCCCTTTGACCGGAATCCGGACTATGTTGTTCTGTCCCATGTTTATGGCCGACCCGTCGAATGGAACCTCGAACGCCTCGAGCACAAAGGGTGTGTGGCGCTTGTAGACCGATGCATAATAGGTCAGGTCCGGCGCGCCCGTCAGGTGCACGTCCTGTTGACCTATCGCCGCCAACTGGATGAATCCAGATGACATATCTACTAGTAAGGGCCGATATTTTGTCGGGCCGCGCCCCGCGCACCGAGGCTTTTTATCGGTTCCATTTAGGAATGGCGACCCTGAACCTCAGGAAGTTTGATCCGACCACGATGGGCGATGACAAGGTCTGCATCTTCATCGGCAAGCGCGGGACCGGAAAGTCGACGCTCGTCACGGACATTTTATGGTACAAGAAGCACCTTCCGGCCGGCATCGCAATGTCCGGGACCGAGGATGGCAACGGGTGGTACAAACAATTTATTCCGGACATTTTCGTATATTCGGATTATAACCAGGGTGCCCTCGAGAAGTTGATTGAGCGCCAGAAGAAGCTGACGCAGCAGGGTCGGGCCAGTCCGGTCTTTGTGCTCATGGACGACTGCATGTACGACCGGGCATTTATGCGGGACGTGGCGGTCCGACAACTCTTTATGAACGGCCGACACTGGAAGGTTTTCTTTATGATGACGACCCAGTACGTCATGGACATGACCCCCATGATTCGGACCAATGTGGATTACGTTTTTGCCCTGCGCGATAATGTACGGCAAAATCGTGAGAATCTATACAAGGCATTCTTCGGGGTCTTTCCAAACTATGATACGTTCGCGCAGGTCATGGACTCGTGTACCGAAAACTACGAATGCCTCGTCCTGGACAATACATCGAAATCGAACAAGATTACGGATTGCGTGTTCTGGTACAAGGCTCCGATCCGCAAAAACTTCAAGGTTGGTTCGCCCTCATTCTGGCAGTATCACCAGCGCCACTACAACCCGAGACACATTGGCCAAAAGGCAGAACCCCAGGCCAGGCGCAAGGGTGGGACCGTAATTGTGAAAAAGAAGCCGTGACTCGGTGCGTAGACCCCTGATTTCAAATTTCGAGACACATACCAATGGAAACATACAACCCGAATGTCGAAGAGACGCCGATAACGCTCGTCGAAGAAATTCCACCCCCCGAGGAGACGAAGAAGACTGTTCCGACCGGGCTTTTAAAGCCAGAAAAAAAGGTTGACGATGATCAAATGGCGGACTTTTCGAGTCCCATTGAGGAAGTGATGCCGGGTCCAGGCCAGATGCTCCAGAACGAAATGATGGGCCCGCCCCCTCCGCTCGTCCCGGGCAATGTCATGACGCCCCGGGCGTCCAAGAAAAAGGCGGCCAGCAAGAATCCATTCGGGCTCACGGATGAGCAGTTCTATGCGGCTCTCGCGGGCATTGCGGCCGTCGCTGCGTATTCGAACCCGGTCCAATCCAGGCTAAGCACAATGGTCCCCAAGTTTCTGAACGATTCCGGGAAGCAGTCCGTGACCGGCATGGTCGTGACGGCCCTGGTCGCCGCGATAGTCTTTTATTTCGCGAAACAATTCATCAAGAATCGGGAATGACGTCGCCACAGTAATTCTTGGTTCCCTTTTTGGTATAAATTCCATTCTGGATAGCAATTTCCTTAATTTTTTTAAAATTATTCCAAAATGCCGTTGAATGATCATACTCCTTGACCGTCATGTGTGCGAGCTCATGGAGGAGCACGTAGGTCGCCGAGTTTACATCGTCCCCATCAAGACAGATGTAAATTTCGTACCCCTTGTTCACGTTCGATCCTATGACACCATCGCGCTTCCCGGACATGCCCGTGATGATGGCGGGCCTGAGGACCGGATCCCACAGAGAGTCCCCGGTCGACCTGAGGACGTCCAGGGTTTTCCAGTAATTAATTTTGAGAGAATCGAGCATTGAATTACCCGTGAACGCCATGAGAATCACGAGCCACACGGCGAACAACGGGATCACCCTCCACATTCCTATCATTACGGAAGACAAATTTTGTGTACATGTCCGAGATGAATCCATTCGGTCGGATCATCATTGGTTCGCATGAAATAATTTTGAATTTTAATTTTGAAATTAAAAATTCAAAATCCATCATGGGTTCATCACGGAATTCATTTTTGTAAAAGGGTCCATCAATTAATTTAATGCTCGCGTGATCCGAAAAATTTTTGATTGAATTTCCTAAAGAATCAATGAAAATTCCGGACGACCCACACATGGTCTCGATGCGAATCTTTTCGGGCGCGATGCCGATGAGGAGACCGCCCGGCTTTACGGCCCGTGAAATTGCATCGATCGATTCATGAAATGTTCGGTCATCCTGAAATATATAATGGATCGAAAAATTATAACAGACGACATCCCATGGACCATGGGTGGCGACCGCATCCCGGATGTCCCCAATTCCTAAAAAATTAATTTTAAAATTCAATGCCTGAGCCCGGCGCCGCGCCTCTCTGATCGACTCGGGATCTGGATCGATCGCATCGACCCGGGCATTGACCGCGGCCCATTTCTGGAGATCCCCTCCCCGGCCACATCCACAATCGAGTACATGAGACCCTCGGGTGACCCACTTTTTTATGAATTCTCTCTTACAATTGTTGTGCAATTTCCTGAGTTCTTCCATTACTTAAAAGAATAATGCATGATTCTTTTATATGGCTATGCTCGAGGCTGACCTGACGTGTATCCCTGGGCAGTACTTTGCATGCATTTCCCTGGTCGGTCCGGACCTGCCCCAGAAGAATGACAAGTTCGGTCTTAAGATTCGTGGATGTTTTTCGACGCGCGAAGAGGCGTCGACCCACGCGAAGCGGCTGCAGCGCGAGGATGCGACATTTGACATTTACGTCGTCGACCTGTACAAGTGGCTTCTGATTCCCCCCGACCGGGACCATATCGATGATGTTCACTACCAGGACCAGAAGCTCGAGGAGATTATGCTCAAGTACCGCGAGAACCAGAGCGCCGCCGCATCAATGTTCGAGAAGCGCAAGCGCGACATGATTGCCAAGCCGTCGGGTGGAGAGTTTCCGTACATTGACCCGTCCGATGAGAACAGCAAGTATTACACAAAGCCGGACGTGCCACCCATCCCTCACCCGGCGGACCTCCTGGATGACCTGAAGAAGGAGTTTCCGGATGCGAGCATGGAGGAGCTCGTGGCCAAGGCGGACGTTCGTATCGCGGTCGAGGTGATGCGCCGGCGCGAGGCTGCCGCTAAGGTTCCAGAGAGTCCCCC